CACAAATAATCAAATAATAAATATGGCAGAGTCTGGCATTAGAAGTTATTTCCCGAGTCAAACAGTTAGTGATGCTGAAAAGCTAAGCTACGACTATGGCTTAAAGGTAGGTAAAGCAATAGAGCAAGAATGGTTTAATAGCGATAGAAGTTCTAATAGATATAGAAACAACCAAAATGATTTTCACAGCTTAAGGTTGTATGCTAGAGGTGAGCAATCAATACAAAAATATAAAGATGAGTTATCTATAAACGGTGATTTGTCTTATCTAAACTTAGACTGGAAGCCAGTACCAATTATAGCTAAGTTTGTAGATATAGTTGTTAACGGTATAGCTGAAAGAACTTATGATGTTAAAGCTTTTTCTCAAGATATATTTGGCGTTGAAAAAAGAACGGAGTATATGGAGTCTATAATGAAAGACATGAAGACTAGAAGCTTTAATGATACGGTTAAGCAAAATTTAAATATAGATCTTTACAAAAACGACAAAGACACACTTCCAGAAACTACAGAGGAATTAGAAATACACATGCAGCTTAATTATAAGCAAGCTGTTGAGTTAGCTGAAGAACAAGCTTTAACAACTCTTTTTGAAGGTAATAATTATGAGTTGATTAAAAAGCAATTTTACTACGATTTAACAGTTTTAGGTATAGGCGCTGTAAAAACAAACTTTAACACATCTGAAGGCGTTACTATAGATTACGTCGATCCTGCCAACTTAGTTTACTCTTACACCGAATCACCATACTTTGATGACATATATTATGTAGGTGAAGTAAAAACGATACCAGTAAACGAGTTGGCAAAACAATTTCCTCACTTAAATGAAGCGGATCTTGAAGATATAATGAAAAACAAATCTAACAGTAGATCTAATTATAACTCAAGACATACTTACCAAAAAGAAGATAACAATACTATTCAGGTTTTATACTTTAATTATAAAACTTATATGAACGAAGTTTATAAGGTTAAAGAAACAGCTACGGGTGCTGATAAAATAATAGCTAGAGACGATCAATACAACCCACCAGAAGGTATGGAAGGAGGTTACGGTAGAATGTTAAGATCTATAGAGTGTTTATACGATGGTGCTATGATTTTAGGTAGTAACAAATTACTTAGATGGGAAATGGCTAGAAACATGATGAGACCTAAAAGTGATTTTACTAAGGTAAAAATGAACTACTCTATAGTAGCTCCTAGAATTTATGATGGCAGAATAGATTCGTTAGTAAAACGTATAACAGGCTTTGCTGATATGATTCAACTAACTCACTTGAAGCTACAACAAATACTATCACGTATGGTTCCTGATGGTGTTTACATGGATGCTGATGGTTTAGCTGAGGTTGATTTAGGCAATGGAACAAACTACAACCCACAAGAAGCTTTAAATATGTTCTTCCAGACAGGTTCTGTTATAGGTAGAAGCTTTACGTCAGAAGGTGATATGAATCCAGGTAAAATACCTATTCAAGAAATAACATCAGGTAGTGGTGGTAATAAAATGCAAGCTCTTATTGGTAATTACAATTACTACTTACAAATGATAAGAGATGTAACCGGGCTTAATGAAGCTAGAGATGGTAGTATGCCAGATAAAAACGCTTTAGTAGGTGTTCAAAAGTTAGCAGCAGCAAACTCAAACACAGCTACAAGACATATATTACAAGCTGGATTGTTTTTAACATCTCAGACAGCTGAATGCTTATCGCTTAGAATATCAGATGTTATAGAGTATTCACCAACAAAAGACGCGTTTATACAAGCTATTGGAGCTCATAATGTAGCTACGCTAAAAGAAATGTCAAATTTACACTTGTATGACTTTGGTATATTTATAGAGTTAATGCCAGACGAAGAGGAAAAGCAAATGCTAGAGAACAATATACAGATGGCATTGCAGCAACAAAGTATAGAGCTTGAGGATGCTATTGATCTTAGAGATATCAGAAATGTAAAGCTTGCAAACCAACTTCTTAAAATACGTAGAAAGAAAAAGCAAGATAAAGACCAACAGTTACAGCAGGCTAACATGCAACAACAAGCTCAACTTAACCAGCAATCAGCCGCGGCTGCAGCTCAAGCTGAAGTTCAAAAAAATCAAGCCCTTACACAGAGTCAAGCAGAGCTTGAACAAATCAAAGCACAGATAGAGTCTCAAAGAATGATGCAGGAAATAGAGATGAAAAAAGAGCTTATGCAAATAGAGTTTAACTATAACATGCAACTTAAAAATGCAGAGGTAGAAAACACTAAAGGTAAAGAAAAAGAAAAAGAAGATCGTAAAGACGAGAGAACAAAAATACAAGCTACACAACAAAGTGAGCTTATAGACCAAAGAAATAATGACAAAGCACCTAAAAACTTCGAGTCTTCAGGTAATGATGTATTAGGAGGATTAGGTGATATGTCTAGCTTTGGTCCTAGATAAATTTATTAACTATTATTATATTATATTATGGCAAAGAAAGAAGAGCCAGTAGCAAGCGAAGAAACTGGCAAGATTAAAGTAAAAGCAAAGAAAGAAAAACAACCAGATGGTAGCGAGACAAAAGGAAACGTTACTAAGGTTAAAGCAAAAATGAAAACAAAACCTGAAGTACAAGAGCAAACAGTAACTAAGGTTGATTTAAACAAACCAAACAAACCAAAAGAAGATGAAACTAAAGAAGATAACCCTGTCAACGAGGGAGTGGTTGGAGTCGATGAAAATGCCGATGCCCCACAAGAACAAAAAGAAGTACAGCCGGAAGCAGAAGCACAAGAGGCTCCAGCATTAGAAGAAATAACTGAAGATTCTACCGAAGAAGAAGTTGCTGAGGTTGAAGAGCAAGTTGAAGAGGCTGTTGCGGAGGCAGAAGCCACAGGAAAACCACTACCAGAAAACATACAAAAGTTAATGGACTTTATGGAGGAAACTGGTGGGGATTTAAACGATTATGTTCAGTTGAATAAAGATTACAGTAAGTTAGATAATGAAGATTTGTTGTACGAGTACTATAAACAAACAAAACCTCATCTAAATAACGAAGAAATAAATTTCATGATGGACGATCAATTCGCTTACGATGAAGACGAAGATGATGAAAAAGAAGTACGAAGAAAAAAATTAGCGTTAAAAGAGCAAGTTGCGAACGCTAAAAGCCACTTGGACGGGCAAAAGTCCAAATACTATGATGAGATCAAAGCTGGAAGCAAACTTACTAGTGAACAGCAGAAAGCAGTTGATTTCTTTAATAGATATAACAAGGAGTCGGAAGAAACTCAAAAAACAGTTAAAAAGAACTCTGATATTTTTACGCAAAAAACAAATAACGTTTTTAACGACAAGTTCAAAGGTTTTGAATATAACGTCGGTGATAAAAAATACAGGTTTAATGTAAACAATGCTGAAGAGGTTAAAACAACGCAAAGCGATATAAATAATTTTACTAAAAAGTTTTTAGATAAAAATAATACATTATCAGATGCTAAGGGTTATCATAAATCTCTATATACAGCGATGAATGCAGATGCTGTCGCAAAACACTTTTATGAACAAGGCAAAGCTGATGCTATGAAAAATAGCGTTGCGAACGCTAAGAACGTTGATATGAGTCCAAGACAAAGTCATGGGGTTGTTGAAGCTGGAGGTATAAAAGTGAGAGCGCTAGGTGATAACTCTTCTGATTTTAAGTTTAAAATTAAAAACAATAAATTTAAAAATTAAAATTAAAAAATTATGGCAATTACAAATGGTACTAATTTGAATAGTGTTCCAGCTTCAGGGCAACAAACACTAGCAACAAATTACTTAGATTTCAACCAAGACATGGGTTGGGCTCAACAATATTTACCAGATCTAATGGAGCAAGAAGCTGAGGTTTTCGGACCAAGAACAATATCAGGTTTCTTATCACAAGTTGGAGCTGAAGAAGCGATGTCTGCTGACCAAGTTATTTGGTCTGAGCAAGGTCGTTTACATTTATCATACTTAGGGCACGTACATAGTACTGCTGGTGGTCAAGATAGTGTTTGTGAAATAGATATCGTTTCTGATATTGACGGAAACACTGATGTAGCCGGTGGAACTGCTGCTGTACCTAATCATGGTATTAGAGTTAATGATACAGTTATCATATCTGATCCAACAAACGGTGTTCTTAGAGGTTTAGTAGTTACAATTAACGAAACTGCTGATAGAATTGACGTAGCTATTTATGGCGCTGCCGCTCCAACTGGTACAACAACTGGTTCTGCAACAACTATATTAGTTTATGGTTCTGAGTATGCAAAGGGCACTTCTTACAACGATGGTGGTTCTGTTACTACAACATCAGATTCAAGAAAAGCTAACGAGCCTAAATTCAAAACTTTCTCTAACAAGCCAATCATAATGAAAGACTACTACGAAGTGTCAGGTTCTGATACTGCTAGAGTTGGTTGGGTAGAGGTTGCTGCTGAAGATGGTCAATCAGGTTACTTATGGTACTTAAAAGCTGAAGCTGATACAAGAGCTCGTTTTAACGATTACTTAGAAATGGCTATGCTAGAGGGTATTAAAGGTGGTGCAGGTAATGACCTTACTGAAAGCTCAAACGTAATGTACAACGCTACTGGTAATGTAACTGGTACGCAAGGTTTATTTGACGCAATATCTGATAGAGGTAACGTTACTTCTGGTGTTACTGGTGTTAACGCTGCTACTGATTTAGCTGAATTTGACGCTATCTTAGCTGAATTTGACAAGCAAGGTGCTATTGAAGAAAACATGATGTTTGTAAACAGAGCTACTTCGTTAGCAATGGATGACATGTTAGCTTCTATGAATTCTTACGGAGCTGGTGGTACTTCTTACGGAGTATTTGATAACTCTGAGGATATGGCATTAAACTTAGGTTTCTCTGGTTTCAGAAGAGGTTCTTATGACTTCTACAAGTCTGACTTCAGATACTTAAATGACTTAGCTACAAGAGGTGGTATAAACGCTACTGCTGGAGCTAATGCTATTAGAGGGGTAATCGTTCCTGCTGGAACTTCTACTGTTTATGACCAACAATTAGGAAAAAACCTTAAGCGTCCTTTCTTACATGTTCGTTATAGAGCTTCTCAAACTGATGACAGAAAAATGAAAACTTGGGTTACTGGTTCTGTTGGAGCTGCTACTTCTGCTCTAGATGCAATGCAAATCCACATGTTATCGGAAAGATGTTTAGTTACACAAGGTGCTAACAATTTCATGTTAATGAAATAAGCATTATTTATATTGAAAGAACCGGGGCTTTGGCCTCGGTCCTTTTATTTTTATTAATTTATATTATATTATATTATGGCAAAAAAAACAAAGAAAGTTGAGGTAGAACCTCAAATCGAAACAATGGAAGAAACGGTTACAGAGTTTTTTGAAGAACCTGTAGTTGAAGAACCAAAAGCAAGAGAAAGATTAAAACCATCTAACGAGTGGGAAATCAAAGATAGACTTTACAAGCTTAAAGGTGATAAAAAACCTTTATCTAGATCTATAAAAGCAGCTGGCATATATTATTTTGACAAAGATAAAGGTTACGAAAGAGAACTTAAATATTGTCAAAATCAAAAAACATCGTTTGTTGACGAGATGAAAGGTGATCAAAGGTTAGAGCACATTGTTTTTAGATCGGGAAATTTGTTTGTAGCAAAAGAACAGACAACATTACAAAAACTATTATCTTTATACCACCCACATAGAGATAAAATATACGAAGAATACAAGCCCGCAGCTTTAGCAGCTGAAGAAATAGATATTCTAGAAATGCAAGTAGATGCTTTAACGGCGGCTAGAAATGTAGACATAGATATGGCTGAAGCTATAATGCGTGTAGAAAAAGGCTCTGAAGTTTCTGAGTTAAGTTCTAAGGAGCTTAAAAGAGATTTACTAGTATTTGCTCGTAACAACCCTAAACTATTCTTAGAATTAGCGGATGATGAAAATGTAATGCTAAGAAACTTTGGTATTAAAGCTGTTGAAGCCGGAATACTAAGATTATCTTCTGATCAAAGAAACTTTTTGTGGGGTAGTAATGGAAGAAAGTTGATGGTTATACCATTTGACGAGCACCCATACACTGCTTTAGCACACTGGTTTAAAACTGACGAAGGAATGGAGATTTACTCCAATATTGAAAAAAGATTAAATTAATCTAACTGTAGATGCAGTCGCTCTACGGGGCGATTGCAAACTACAAATTAAATTATATGGAAAACAAAAAATCTAAAGGACTAGGTGATACTGTAGCTAAAATAACAGAAGCAACAGGAATTAAAAAAGTTGTTAAAACAGTAAGCAAGGCTGTAGGCAAAGATTGTGGTTGTAGTAAACGCCAAGATACTTTAAATAGATTATTCCCTTATAATAACTAAAAAGAAATTATGATTAGCATAGATACAGTATATCAAAAAGTATTGGCATTCGCCAACAAAGAACAAAGAGGTTACATAACGCCTCAAGAGTTTAATCTATTTGCCGATCAAGCACAAAAAGAAATATTTGAGCAGTATTTTTACGATCTAAATCAATCTAGGAGAGTACTTGGTAATAATACAGGGTATGCTGATATGACAAATAACTTAGAAGAAAAAATAAGTTTATTTGAAATATATGATAAAGTTGTCAGTGTCGTTGGCCAATACGGCGATGTTAATTTAAACGTTGATATTCCAAATCTTTATAGGTTAACAATGGTTAGGGTTGATTATAAAAAACAATCTACATTCAAAGTTGCTGAAGAAACACAGTTAACCGAGTTAAATACATATGGCAGTTCTCCTTTGGCAACATGGTCTCAAAAACGCCCTATATATACTAGATACGGTACAAACAATGGTAACGATAGGTTAAAAGTATATCCTTATCCATCTTCCGATGCGAGTGTAGATAGAGTGCTTATTAGTTATATAAGAAAGCCTGAAAAACCTAGTTGGGGATACGTTGTAGTTAATGGAAATGCTATGTACGATCCTTCAAATAAAGCAGACTTTGAGTTGCACGAATCAGAAGAAACTGAATTGGTGTACAAAATACTTAAGTTTGCCGGTTTATCAATGAGAAGAGATGATTTAGCAAAAGGAGGTCAAGGACTAGAAACTTTACAAACTAATCAAGAAAAACAATAAATAAATGGGATTATTAAACGGTGTAGATAGAGTTTATTACGAAGGAGAAGATTTAGGTAATTATCAGTTTACTTCTTTAGACGATATAATAAGTCAGTTTCAAATAGCTTATGTTGGAGAAGACAAGATAATATCTAAAATAAAAAGAGCTGATGTAGCTTTTCATGCTCAAAGAGCTTTACAAGAACTTTCTTTTGATACATTAAAGTCCGTAAAAGCACAAGAAATAGTTTTACCACCTACGTTATCTATGATATTACCAAGAGACTATGTTAATTACACGAAGGTTAGCACTGTTGATTCGGCTGGTATAAAACACCCATTATATCCCACAAAAGATACTTCAAATCCATTTTCTGTTAAGCAAAAAGGTACTGGAGCTTATAGCTTTGACAATAGTGGTGAGTTAGTTAAAAACCATACTTTTAACGAATCGATAAACGGAACCTGGGAATACACGCCTGCGTCTCCAGCAGCCTCAGCATCTTGGACAAATGCAAGTGAAGTAGATAATCAAGGCCAATACTTTGCTAAATATAAATATGACAAAATAGGAACTCAATCTGGAGATACTACATTCCCATGGAACGACTTACAAGCTGGTAAGCTTAACTTTGAGTCTTATCCACATAAAAAATTTGGTGGCACTGCTGCTGGTTGGGCTAGAGAGTATGGTGCTTGGCAAAAAATAGACGTTTCTAATTTATTCTTTATAGACCTAGAGGTAAATGGTCAATCGGCGGCTCAAATAAAAGACAACGTTGATATTGCTTGTGACTTTGGAGAGCTTAGAGTTGGTCTATCTACTGTTGATCCAGAAGAAGTTGCAATTTCTCAAGGCACTGTAGCTAGAAACAGTTTGCCAATAAACGTTAGGTTAGCTACGGGTTCTGGCGCTGGCAATTTTAGCATCCACAGAGCTGAAAATTATGACTTAGGTTATCTTGAGTGGAACGATGGTACGTCTAGCTGGAAACATTTAAGAGATGTAGATGTTAGTGAGTACGATTATGTTTGGGTTTGGGTTCAAAGTGTTTCACCTTGGACATCGTATTCTATTACAGAGTTCACAACACCGCCTGGTGACGATCCTGGAGAACCTAACGTGTCGGTTTTTGGAAACTCTGGTAGTGTAAATAGAGTTGGTGCTATTAAAATAAATTCAGCCGAACCAGACAACATGCTTAGGGAGTCTTACGCTGATAGAAGCTCAACAGCTAGAAACAACTATAACTCATCAACACCATCTGAAAATACAAACGATGATTACGAGGACGATACTTATTGGCCTGCTAACGGTAGTAGATACGGAATAGATCCTGTACGCGCTCAAATTAACGGATCTTTCTATGTAGACAACAGGCTAGGAAAAATCAACTTTAGCTCTAATATTTCAGGAAAAACTGTGATCTTAGATTATATAAGTGATAGCCTTGGTACAGACGAGGAGATGCAAGTTCATAAATTTGCCGAGGAAGCTATGTACAAGTGTATAGCATACGCAATACTTTCTACTAGAGCTAACACTCAAGAGTATATAATACAAAGATTT